CACCAATGGCCTCAGTTCTGACACGCCGGCGTCTGATCCTGGCGAAGATTGAAACCACCTACGCCACTGACTCCAGCCCGACCGGCTCGAGCAATGCCATCTTGGTGCGCAACCTCGAGATTCAGCCGCTGGTCGCTGAGACCGTGAACCGCGATCTGGTGCGCCCTTACATGGGGCAAGCCGATCAACTGCTGGCGCAGACTCGCGTCGAGGTGACCTTCGAGGTAGAGCTGGCTGGTTCTGGCACCGCTGGCACGGCTCCGGCCTATGGTCCGGTGCTGCGTAGCTGCGGCCTATCTGAGACGCTGGTGACTAGCACCAGCGCCACCTACGCGCCCGAGAGCGCTGGCTTCGAGAGCTGCACGATTCACTACCACGAGGATGGCATCCGTCACAAGCTGACCGGCTGTCGTGGCACTTTTGAGATCACCGGCGAAGTTGGCCAGGTGCCCTTCATCAGTTTCACCATGACGGGCATCTACAACGCGCCCACCGACGAGACGCTGCCTACCCCCACCTACGCCAATCAGGCCACCCCGCTGATCTTCAAGCAGGGCAACACGACCAACTTCACCGCCTTCTCCTACAGCGGCTGCCTGCAGAGCTACAACTTCAGCATGGCCAATGACGTGATCTACCGCGAGCTGGTCGGCTGCGCGAAGGAGATCATGATCACCAACCGGGCGCCCAGCGGCACCATCGTGATCGAAGCTCCGACCATCACGGCAAAGGACTTCTTCACGATTGCCACCGGCAGCAGCACCGGCAGCATCACCTTCCAGCACGGCACCACCGGCGGCAACATCGCCACGGTGACGACTGCCCAGTCTGACCTGGGCAACCTGACCTATTCAGATCAGGATGGCGTGCAGATGCTGAATATGCCATTCATTGCAGTTCCGACCAGTTCGGGCAATGATGAGTTCAGTCTCGTTTACACCTGATCTTGGCTTTCGTACTTAAGCAGTCCGGCACTTACTCGTGGCCGGTCGCCTTTGATCTCCCGATCGATGGTGGCCGCCACGAGCGCCAGACCTTTGATGGTGAGTTCAAGCGCCTGCCGCAAAGCAAAATCGGTCCAATGGTCGCCGAGTTGCAGAAGCTCGAAGACCTGGGCGACCTGGATCAAATCACCGACATCGCCCGCGATGTGTTGGTGGGTTGGTCTGGCATCAATGATGATCATGGCAAGGAGATCCCCTTCAGCCAGAAAGCACTCGACGAATTGCTCGAGGTGCCGTTCCTCGCCATCGCTGTGCTGAAGGCTTACATGGACAGCATCAAAGGGGCTAAGCGAAAAAACTGATCGAGGCCGCTGAGCATTGGGCAGGCGGTGGCGTTGTGGACGAAACCGCCGACGATGCCGCGGCCTTTGGTCTTGAGCTGCAAGACCTCCCACCACCACCGGATGAAGACTTCGGAATTTGGCCGGAGAACTGGTCAGTGGTCGAGATGTTCCTGCGGGTGCAGACGCAATGGCGCACCACGATGAGTGGCGTGATCGGATTGGACTATGCAGCCGTGCGCTGGTTGTTTAAGCTGTACGACGTAGAGGAACCGCGCGCGCTGCTGGAGGATCTTCAGGTGATGGAGGCCGCAGCCATGGTCGTATTGAATCAACGGAGCGGCTGAGATGGCTATGAACATGGAGGCCATGCTCCGCATTAAGGCGGACGTTCAGGGCGAGAACAACATCCGCCGCCTTGGCAACTCCATGCAGGGATTGCAAGGCCAGGCCAAGAACGTCGCCTTGTCCTTCAATAGCCTCAAGGGTGCCGTCGCTGGCTTTGGTGCAGCTATCGCTGGGAGTGCAATCGTTGGCGGCCTCTCGGCGATTGTGAAGAAATCTATCGACGCCGGCGATGAACTGTTCAACCTTCAAGCTAAGACTGGCATCGCCGCTGTCGCGCTGACCGGGATCGGCAATGCCGCAAAGCTGGCCGATGTTGATATGGGCAGCTTGGGCAAGGGCATCAACAAGCTGAACTTGAATCTGGTGAAGGCAGCGGAGGGCAACGACGACATGCAGCGCCTCCTCAAGCAGTTAGGCGTCACAGCTAAGGACGCCAACGGTCAACTGATCCCAACCGATAAAGCGCTCAAGCAGATCGCGGATAAGTTTGCCGATATGCCCGATGGGGCGAAGAAGGCACAGCTTGCCGTGGCTCTGTTTGGCAAGTCCGGTGCTGAGCTGATTCCGCTGCTGAATGAAGGCGCGGCCAGCATGGAGAAGTTCACCTACAAGATCTCCGACGACTTCGCCGCTCGATCTGATCTGTTCAATGACACGCTGACCGAGTTTGGGATCAAGACTCAAGGCTTCGGGATGGAGTTGACCGACGCGCTGCTCCCCGCTCTGCAGTCAATTATCGAAGTGTTCGGCGAGTTGTTTGACAGCAAGACGGACTGGACTGATCTGTTCAATGTCATCAAGCTCGGCATTCGCAGCGTGGCGGCTGTGCTGCTTGGCATGGTCAAGCTCGTCGATGAAGCTGTTCGGTTGATCGGTTCCTTTGCAAAACGAGCTGCGCTGGCATTCAAGGGCGACTTTGCTGGTGCGCAGGCTGAGGCCGACCGCTTTGGCGCTGACTTCATGAAGCGCTTCCAAGCCAACATGGGTCAATTCCAGCGGTTGTTCACGGATGCCCCATCCCCAGGCACCGGGCGCCGCACTGGGCGGACAGCACTGGACATGAGCGGGGCGGATGCGCGAGCCGCTGCGGAGGCTAAGCGTGCTGCAAACGAAGCCGAGAGACTGCAGCAACGTCGCAACACATTGACGCAGCAGCTGGTGGATCTGCAGGAAAGCCTGCGTCGAAAGGTAGAGGATGCCAACGCGGCGTTTGCCAATGTTGGCGGCACGCCAGTGGAGAAACTGCTGGCCGATCGTACTGAAGCCATTCGTGAGAACGATCGAACCGTTGATGATCTGACGCAGCAGGTCGTCAAGTTGTTCCGTGACATCAGAGCGGCTGGCGGCGAGATGAACGTGAAGCCGCTGGAAACATTGATCAATCAACTTTCCAAAGCAAATACAGAGCTAGCAAATCAGCAGCTAACGCAAGGCCTCAAAGATCTGCTGCCATCTCTTGATGACTATGACGCAAAGATTCGCGAGGTGCAAAACGATAAGAAGGTATTGACTGAAGTTGAGAAGCTGAACGCTCAGATCAACCTGTTGCAGCTTGACATCTTAGCTGCTACGAACCCCGCGCTAGCTGAGCACATCCGCCTGCTTCGTGATCGTGCTGCTGCACTTGATGATGCCAACAAGAAACAAAAGGAGCAGGAGGATAGCTTTGGCGCGAACTTCAATGAGAAGATCAAGGCCTACTATGAATCGATCAGCAACTTCGGCGCTCAAGTTGGGGATGCCGTCGTCAATACCTTCCAAGGTCTAGAGGATCAACTGACCAGCTTCGTCACCACCGGCAAGGCGAACTTCACCGATCTGGCCAACAGCATCATCGCCGACATTGCTCGCATCGCGATTCGGCAGGCCATCATCAGGCCGTTGGTGGGTGGCGTGATGGATTTGTTCAATATCCCTAGGAGCGCCATGGGCAACGTCTTCGCCCAGAACGGCATCCAGAAGTTCGCCCGTGGCGGCATCGTCGACAAACCGACGATGTTCCCATTCGCCAATGGCATCGGCCTGATGGGCGAGGCCGGACCTGAGGCGATCATGCCGCTACGCCGCGGCCGTGATGGCCGCCTCGGTGTGCAGGCTGCCAACGGCGGTGGCGGTGTGAGCGTGGTGGTGAACGTTGACGCCAGCGGCACCAGCGTGCAAGGTGATAACGCCAAGGGCGCCGAGTTCGGCCGGGCAATCAGCGAAGCCGTCAAGAATGAGATCGTGATCCAGAAGCGCCCAGGAGGCTTGCTCAACTAATGGCCACCTTCTCCTACACGCCCAGCTTCGAGGCCACTGAAATCAGCAAGCCGAGGGTGGTCACCTTCGAAGCAGGTGATGGCTACCAGCATCGCGTCGGCTTCGGCCTGCACCGCAATGGCAAGGAGTGGCAACTCAACTTCCTGAACCGGACCGATACCGAGCGCGATAACATCACGGCCTTCTTGGATGCTCGAGCTGGCGTCGAGAGCTTCGACTGGACCCCGCCCAGCGGCACTGCTGGCAAGTACATCTGCAGAGAGTGGCAGACCACGTTGCGCTCCTGCAACTTCAATAACATCACTGCCACCTTCATAGAGGTGTTCGAGCCGTAGCCATGGCGATACCCGTCTCAGAGCTACAAAAGATTGCGCCGAGCAGCATCATCGAGCTATTTGAGTTGCAGCTCGTCACCGCTTTACATGGCAGCAACACGGTGTACCGCTTCCACGCTGGCAGCAATATGAACGCCAACGGTGAACTGGTCTGGAATAGCAACAGCTATCAGCGGTTCCCGGTCGAGGCTGAGGGATTTGAGTACACAGGCACGGGCAGCCTGCCGCGGCCGAAGATCAAGGTGAGCAACATCCTCGGCAGCATCAGCACGATCTTGGCAACGGTCAACACGACCACCGCTGGCAATGATCTGACAGGGGCAACGCTGACCAGGATCCGCACAATGGCGCGCTACATCGATGGCGCTAACTTCACCGGCGGCACCAACCCCTACGGCACACCGGATCCGACTGCTGAGTTCCCGCGGGAGGTCTACAAGATCGCGCGCAAATCATCCGAGAGCCGGCAGATAGTGGAGTTCGAGCTGGCCGCTGCGTTCGATCTAGTGGGTGTGCGTGCACCGAAGCGGCAGTGCATCGCCAATATCTGCCAATGGGTCTACCGCTCGACAGAGTGCGGCTACACCGGCAGCAATTACTTCGATGCGAACGACAACGTGGTCGGAACCCTGGCCGCTGATGTATGCGGCAAACGCCTCAACAGTTGCAAGCTACGGTTCGGGGCGACCTCCGAGCTGCCCTATGGCAGCTTCCCTGGCATCGGCGCCTACACCGTATGAGCTGGAAAGATGACGCCGCACTTCATGCGGCCGAGGAAGATCCGCGTGAGGCTTGCGGCTTGGTGGTCGTTATCAAAGGCCGTCGCCGCTATTGGCCTTGCTGCAATCTGGATCAAGATGGCACACAGTTCGTCCTCTCTCCTGAGGACTATGCGGCTGCTGAGGAGGCAGGGGAAGTCGTAGCTGTCTTCCATAGCCATCCGGTGACGCCGCCGGAACCGAGCCAGGCCGATCTGATCAGCATCGAGGCCACCGGCCTGCCCTGGTTCATCTACAACCCGAAGACCGAAGCCTGGTCTGAAACGCACCCCACTGGCTACAAGGCACCGCTCATCGGCCGTAGCTGGGTGTGGGATGTGAGCGACTGCTGGACACTGGTGCGTGACTGGTACGGCGAGCACGGCATCGATCTACCGGATTGGGATCGACCGGCCACCCATGCAGATTTCGAATCGCAGCCGCTATTTGATGGCTTCTGGAAGGATGCTGGCTTCTATCAACTGCCGGAGGAGGAGCCACTGCAGTTTGGCGATGGCCTGCTGATGAACATCGAAGGCAGCGGCCTCAACCACTGCGGTGTGTATATCGGTGATCAGTTGGTGCTGCACCATCTCCGCGGTCGCCTCTCGAGTCGTGATCTGTACGGCGGTTGGCTGCAAAATTGCACCGGCCGTAGACTGCGCCATCGCGACGCCGATAAACTGATCGAAGGCTGAGAACTGCCATGCTGCGCGAGATCCGAGTGTATGGGCAGCTGGCCAAGTTCCTCGGACGGCGCAAGTTCATGGCGGCCGTTGATAGTGCAGCAGAGGCGATTCGATTCCTGCTGGCCAACTATCCGCAGGTCGAGCGGCACATGTGCCAAGAGGCGCGCCACTATCGCGTGATCGTCGGTGATCATGCCGTAGGAATGGAGGAGCTGCATGGTCCGGCTGGCAGCAATGCGATCAAGATCGTGCCGGTGATCGGCGGTGCTGGTGGTGGTGTGGGGCAGATCCTTGCTGGCGTTGCTTTGGTCGCTGCAGCGATCTTCATCCCTGGCCTTGGCCTTGGCCTTGCTGGTGCCACCGTCACCAAGATCGGTCTGCTCGGTGGTGCTCTGATCCTGGGCGGCATCTCGCAGGCGCTGACGCCAACCCCAACGCTGGCCAGCTCTGGCACCTACAGCGGACCACAAGGCACCACCAACACCGAGATGGATCCGCAGAAGTCCTACAGCTTCAGCGGGATCCAGAACACCAGCCGAGCAGGTGTGCCGCTGCCCCTAGCGTTCGGTGAAGTGATCTGCGGCTCCGTGGTGATCTCGGCCGGCATCGACACCGTGCAGATAGAAGCATGAGCGAACTGATCCGTGGTGCAGGTGGTGGCGGCGGCGGCGGCGGTGGTACAACCGTCGTCCAGCAGACCGTTGTTGCGCCAACTCGGACGCCAGTTCGTGATCCCGACACGCTGGCCTCGAAGCAATATGCGACGTTCGTCGACCTGCTGAGTGAAGGCGAGATCGAAGGTTTTCCATCGGCCGCGGCCTATGCGCGCGATAGCGCTGACTACAACCGAGCATTGCTCAAGGATGTATTCCTGAACGGCACGCAGATTCTGCGTCAAGGCGCTGATGCGACAAATCCGCAGACGGCCGACTACAACTTCCAGAACGTCACGCTGCAGATTAGGTATGGCACGCAGGCGCAGACCTACATCCCCGGCTTCTCCGATATTGAACGGGAAAGCAGCGTTCAGGTGAAGGTCGAGCAGGCCACGCCGATCACACGCACCATCACCGACACCACAGTCGACGCCGTTCGGGTCACCATCACGGTGCCGCGACTTGAGCAATACACCGATGAGGGTGATGTAAGAGGCACCAACTTGAATCTGCGGATCCAAGTGCAATACAACGGTGGCGGCTACACCACCGTGATCGATGACACGATCGCCGGCCGCACCGCTGATCAATATCAGAAGGACTACAAGGTGAGCTTCACCGGGGCGTTCCCGGTTGATGTGCGCGTGGTGCGCGTCACCGCCGATAGCGTCGACACCAACCTGCTCAACGACTT